ATCTTTTGTTTCTTGTTGAATTTTTTCTTTTACACTTTCTAATTCTTTTTTACTTAGTTTAGAAATACCTTCAGCATCATATCTTAATTTATCTGCAAGACCCCCTAATGTTTTAAAACTTTTTGTGACTTTGCTGGATGTGGAATCCATTTTAGTCATATCATCCACAACATTTTTAAATTGGTCACTTAAATCTTTAAATTCACTAGTCATGTCAGCTGCTGTACGATTAGCATTTGCTAATTCTCTAGCATATTCTGAAGCATTAGTCTTCAAAACTGCCATTCTATCGGCTAGTTCTTTTGCTCTTAAACCAGATTGCTTTAAATATTCTTCAATCTGTTTGAGTTCTTTTGGATCTTGTTTTGGACTATCTGCCATCTATAGTTAATAATATTGTGGATATAAATATTAAGGCACCTAGGGATTAGGTGCCTTGTTTGTTGTAGTATATGCCGATTTTGGCGTAATATTTGGACGAGCTATTTCAGTTTTTGATGAATTTTTATTGGTTAACATGTTTTGTTGTTCTTCTGCTTGTTCAGCTTGCTTATCATAATATTCTTTTATTGAATTAAATGTAAACGTTCTTAACCAAATAGGCATATCATATATAGTTTGCCAACTATACCCACCATTTCCGTGAAATACTATTTCATGAATTTGCTTGAATAGAGAAAATCTATATTCCGGCGTCAGGCCAAAAAAAGCTAAGTCCTATTTCAATATCAACGCCCTCCAATACGTCACCATCTGATTCAACATTAGCAGTCATATTAACATCAGGAACTACTTCCTTGTAATATTGTCTAAATGCTCTTAAATCTTTAGCTAAGAAAGCAGTATCAATAAATTCACGAACTGCTTTTTTATCACTATCTCCATTTACTGAAGTAATAATGTATTTCATTCTTGTTGAAATGTTTGCAGATGAATTAGGATTAACTTTTAATAAACCTTTAACTTCACGATCGATAGCTTGATCATCACCATGAGTTAATGCTTTGAAAGTAACTAATGTTTTTGTGTGTGGAAGGGTATATTCAAATGAATTAACACCTTTAGTAATTAAATCTTCTTTTAAGGGCTTATTTTCTAATGTTGCTAAATCTACACTTACTTTTCTTCCGTTGTACGTAAATTCATAATCACTACCATAACCTAAGATACGTGCTGCAATTAATATTGCATTTTTATCGCCAATGGTTAAATCTGAAAAGTTGATTTTAGTAACAATTAATGATTGAAGTAACTTATCAATTACTGTTCCCTGAGAGATATAGTTTTGATTAGATAAAATATCTTCTTCCTTAGCGGTCATATATTTTATTTCTATTTTTCCCTGTGACAATGGATTTTCTTCTGGGTATAGATAACCTTTAGAAGGTAATTCAACTGTTTCTGTTGGGAGTTGTGGTTTGCTTGATTCTGTAGAACCAGCGTTTGTAACATAGTTTTGTTCCATAAATTTATAACGTTGTTTGATATAAATATATATAATATAAAGAAAGCAAGAAGAAGGCGTTAGATTTCTCTAACGCCAATTCTTTATTATCTACTGTTATTATTAGAAATTCAATATGCAGTAATCCATAGCAAGTGTTACTGATAAACTGATTGCAGCATCTGCTGTCCAATCGTATTCACCAAACGTTGCTGTTTTAACGTAAGCACCTTTGATAATCCATTCAGAAACGATATCGCCTACTGGACCTAAGATGTCTAATGTTAAATCTTTCTTATAGAAATCAGAATAACCATCACGGCCTGTTACTGATTCGTGTGCTAAACGAGCCCATTCCATTACTGCTTGAGCGCCTGAAGGAACAACGGGATCGTAAAGTTCTAAAGTCATATCATTCCAACGAACTTTACCTTTTACTTTACGGTAAACGTTCATATGGTCCAATATAATTTCTCCAGCTTCAAATCCAGGAGCAGAAGCCTTTTTAATTAAATAAGAAGGGATACCATCCACATATAATATAAAGCGATTCTGAACTTTAGGTTCGAACGCTGTGAACATGATTTCGTTCGGGTTTAATACTGCCATTTTACTCTGTTATTTAATATAAATATTGTTAATTTATTTTCTTACGCAAACTGAACACCAGTTGGAGTAATGTTGAAATCTAAGATGATAAATTCAGCTGTTTTAGTTGGTTGTAAATAAATCGCACCTACTAATTGATTTCTATCAATTGTTTCAGCTGTGTTATTTGATTCATCCATTACTACCTTATAAGCATATAAACCTTGTTTTTGCTGTACATTTTCTAAGTACGGGTTAACTTGGTTTAAGAACTTATTTCTTGTTGTTGCTGTATTTTGTTCGAATACTAAATTATCAGCAATATTACCAATGTATCTCTTTAATGTGATTAATAAACGACGAACGTTTACACGGTCAAGAGCTGATGCTTTAGACTGTAAAGTCTTTTGACCAAATGCTACAACACCTTGTCCAGGGAAAGTAGCTAATGGGTTAACTTTATTGATATATAAGTTATCACGATCTGATGGTGATAATTTTCTTTCTGCTTGAATTACACCTGATAATCCACCACGATTGAAACCTGCAGGTGCGAACCATGTTTCTGCTACTTTATCGTTGTAAGCATAAACACCACACATTACTGTAGAAGCAGGAACAAATACTAATTTACCAGTTTCTTGAGACAATACTTGAACCCAAGGCCAGTAAGTAGCACCATATGATGAATCGTAGCTATTTGCTGCTGAATCAACTGCTGAAATTGGAGCACCGTAGTTTACCATATCAACAATTGCCATTGTATCTCCTCTGTTTTCACAATTAGCCATTAATGTACTTAATACACCAGAGCCATTTTGATAAGTAACACCTGGTAAAGCAATCCATGAATAATCATATTCATCAGGATTTGAAAGTAAATCTACTACTTCAGTATAGTCACTACTTGATAAACCTTGAATATTAACAGAATCGATTTGGTTAAACATTTTTAAACCTAATGAGGCACCAGTACCATTACCGAATAAAGGACCTGTAGCGCCACCAAAGGCACCACCTTCAGATCCTGAACCTACTTGAGGTAAAGAAGCTGTATAAGCTGGATTAAATGCACCGTTGTTTAATAAATAGTTTGGAGTTGGATTTTGTACATTTTTAACACGTACGTATCTACTTTGATTTACATAAGAACCAGTAACTTGTAATACTAAATTACCATCAACGTCAGTAATTAAATTTTTAGTTTGGTTACCGATTACATACTCAATATAGTTTGCTGAGTTTGGATCTAATGAAAGATTTAACCAAGTTTCAACTACTAATTGTTGATTTTGAGTATCATTACCTTGACGTAAGATTAAGTTAAATGTACCTGAACCTGTGTTTACGTTAGTAACGCTCCAACGAATGTTATTTGTTGAACCACTAGCTAATGCTTGACCTGGTAGAATTGTACCCACGTTATTCATAATAACACCATCTGAAAGTGTTTCAAGAGAAAACGAAGATGATCCTACGTTTCCACCTATTGTAAGTACTTGAGATGAAGTTGCGGGTGTGTATCCTGCTGTTGAGCCAGATACTACTCTTGTTACTAATAAAGATTCACCACCTTGTTGGAAGTAGTTATATGCAGCAATTGAGGTTAAATACTCAAGAGTCACACCACCACTAATGAAAGCAGCTCCAAATTTATTTTTGTAGTCAGAATATGAAGTTACCAATGATGGTACTTGAACTGGACCTTTAACTGTAGGGCCAATAATTGCAGCACCAACGGTAATAGGACCTGAAGTTACCTGTGATTGATCATTTTCGCGTGTCAATACGCCAGGAGATAATAAAGTTTCAGCCATGTTTTAATAGTATTTTATCAACGATAAATATATGAAAACTGGTTAAAACTAAGCAGTGATAGCTTCTAATGCGCCTGTCTTTAAATCAATTTTGTTATCTCCATATTTTTCAGATATACGTTGAGATAATTCATATTCGCCCTGTACAACTTGACTAAATTGAATTTCTAATGTTTGCTTTTGTGCATCTAAACGCAATTTTTCGTATTCAAGTTCGCCTAAAGCGTATATTAAACTTTGCTTAGCTTGCTGAAGATCTTTAAGTTCTTTTAACTCATCTTCAGTAATTGTCATTGGTTTGTCTTGTATAATTCCCATAATTAAAATTCTTTATTTCTCATAAATGAAACGATAATATATCTTTTACCACTTAAAACAGGACGAGCGCCGTGTTTGTGTGTAATATTTCCTGGATGAACACTTACATAACCCTGTGGAGGTCTTGATAATGTCTTTTGGCGCCA